ACCGAATGGTGCAGAGTGATGCTTGGAACCCCTGCCTACCGTCATGAGAAAGCGGTGGTCAGCTGAGCAGAGCCTATAGGTTAAGGCCCCTACCCTGCCGACTCATCCAGAAATGGAGATTGGACAACTAAGAGTTATATCTTAGCGGGAACCTTGTCGGGTGGACCCCGACCGAAGTAATCATTCCACTAGGTCTGTATGTTAAACCGTGCGGGACCCGGCTCTTAGGGCTAGCCCCCCTAATCCGATAAAATAGGACTAAGGAAACTACTTCGCTAACAACCACTCTCAATTTATATATTCGCTATGAACATACAAATGAGAGTACGGTCACTAGAGAAAGTGAGACTATTCATTAAACGGGGTCAAATCCGTTCAATGACTATCTTGCTAGTCTATGCTCTGCGCTTAGATTTGTACTTACACCTTTATCTGAAAATGGCTGACAGAATCATTCACTTATGGACTTACAGTGGCCGAAAAGCCACGGTAAATTACCTTAAAGAATGTGTCAGAGCCACAGTTCAGTTCTTGGCTGGCCAGGTATATCAACGGTCTCCGACTGCTGTACATATCAGGCTTGACAAGTCTGGACTGCCAGTGATCATCCCCGGTGAGTTAAGAAACCTTATCCGTAGCATTAAGCTAGGAGGGCCTACAACTCAACCACTTATGATCGCTAGATGTACTCTTTCTATCCTCAGTCTTTGGAGGACCATTCGTATTAAGGGTACCGTAGCAGACTTATCATCTGTGACAGCTCCTTATACGGGGACAATCGACACACTCTGGAAAGAGGTGAAGACTGTCTCCCGATGGTTTCCGCGGCTCGAAGTGAGAAAAGGAGGCTCTTGGAGAATTTCGGAAACTTCCGGACCTAACTCACCATTAAGTACATGGGGTGCGCTCGCAGACGTTTTTGCGTTTGTCTACGACTCTCGTGTATATCACAGGGTACTGTTGTACGCCCGGAAACGGAAGGCAACTGTGCACTTGGTATGGTTATTAAGCCTGAAACTCCTGGTGGAGATCATCTACTTCAGTGGAACTTTGTTCGCACTGTGGTCGATGACTCTTCACCCGGTTCTTAGTCTTCTGTTAGGAGCCTTTTACACCTGGCAATTTTATAAATTGTTCGGGTTTGAGAAGGTCAAATGGTGTACTGGTCGCCTTGCTACCTTTGATGAAGGTGGCGGTAAGGTTAGAGTCGTTGCCATTCTCGATGCTTGGACGCAGTGGTTGCTTAAACCATTGCACGATGGGATCTATGATCTCCTCGCCAAACTTGAGACTGACGGTACTCATAACCAAGTCGCCCCCTTATCCATTCTTATGGATTATATCAGGATATCAGGGTCTCCTGCATACTCATTTGATCTGACAGCTGCGACTGATCGGCTACCAGTCTGGTTACAGCGCGAGGTTCTATCAACCTTTGGATTCAATGCGGCCCATGAGTGGCGAGAGCTTATTAGCAATCGCTCCTTTAGGGTCACACCTGGATACAAAGATAGTATTGCCAAGGCTATAACTGAACAGGTAGCTAATCCTGAGCTTGCACAGTATTGCGAAGAAGTTGAATACTCTGTTGGGCAACCAATGGGTGCGTACTCATCTTGGGCGGTTATGGCATTAACACATCACGTGATAGTGCAAATAGCTGCTCTAAGATCAGGCCACTCGGGTTTCTTCAGACACTACGCCTTGCTTGGTGATGACATTGTTATCGCCGACCATGGTGTAGCTATGAAGTACCTAGAGGTAATGAAAGAACTTGGTGTCGGGGTTAATCGATTGAAATCGATTGAGTCCGAGTCAGGATTTGCGGAATTTGCAAAAAGATGGGTTCATCCTCATCTTGGAGAAATTTCGCCAATAGGAGCAAGATTACTCCTTTCCGTAATTAAGAATTCAACCCTGTTGCCATCACTCTTTTCTGAGCTCGCTCAAAAAGGTGTGGCACTTTATCCAAGCAATATTGTTGCAGTTCTTCTAGGTCTCTCGAAGATCAGAGGACGGAAACTTCCGTCAGCTGATTTCATGAGAGATTTAGAAGTTGCGGCGTTGGCCCCTAATGGAATTCTAAATCATGGCCGTATGATCACCGAATGGTTGAGTATATGGATCCGTAAGATTTCGAATTCTGACCTTGACGAGTTTATCATCAGAAATATGCTTATTAAGCCATTCTGGGATGAACAGATCAAGACAGTAGAGGCTCGACCTTGGACTAACCTGAGGTACTTCGTCAGAAACTTCTGGCGAACACCTATGGTTAGAGGTCGAATTGCCGCTTGGCTACTGCAGCCAATGGTAGTTTTGACCCCAGGGTTCTGGCTCTACGCTCAGGCTTTAATAAAAGCCTGCCAAACTCCTCCGAGCTTCTCTCTGCAGATGTATGGCCTTACAAGACCAGACGATCCGTCAGCGAGACAGCATATCTCCTTATCGATGTTACCGGAACATGCGAACAATCGTTCCATTGATTGGCGAGAGAGAGGTGCAGTGGCTAAGCACACCATTGCCTTAAAAGCATACGGTAAAGCCTTACGTCGGGTTACAATCCCTGATGTAGGTGCTAGACCGATACTTTTATTGACAGATGGGGTGAAAAGACCAAATCTGCAGAACCCTCCTTCGGAACCAAGGTAAAACTTGGGTTGTCCACGCGTTACCTATACCTTTAAGGTAAGGCCCCTAAGACGGGTCGGTATCACGTTAAAGAAGACATTTAGTTCG